ACTGCGGCTTTACGGATGCCAACGCATCCGAGTCCGCGCCCTGCAACGCGGGCGGGGTGCCGTTGATCACCGCGTCGCGGAAATCTATGGCTCTCTGGTATAGCCGCGTCTGATACTCGATGTCCTCGTCTACGCGCTGGATGCGGAATACCAGGCCGCCAAGCAGGGCAGCCACATCCACCCAGGGCGCGCCTGTCACGAACATTTGCCACTGAACTTGGGCCTCGACCTCAGGCGGGATCGGGTACATATTCCAGCGAGGCGACGCGCTCGTCTTGATCTCAACAAGGCCGTCATCCCCTACCACCGTCCGATCCAGGCTTGCCATTGCCCAGGGGATCTCTTTGATTCTCACGATGCCGTTGCTGCGACGCAACTCGCGCCCTGTCTCCATCTCGTAGAACTCGGCCACCGTGTTCTCCAAGAGGATGCCGCGTACCGCCGCCGCGCCAGGGGCGTCGGGCGTGTATTCGCCACGCTTCTCGGCCCACAGTTGATACGGCGTTTTGTAGGGCGATAGCCCTGCGATGACTGCGGCATCCGTTGCAGTGATGCCATCCTTGCGAAGCGCAAACCATTCAGGTGACCGCTGTTCAGCCTTGACGAACTCGAACCTCTTACTCATTTCCCCTCCTTCTTGCGATCTTTCTTGGCAAACCCGTCGCCGTTGTAGACGACCGCTGGCGCCGTATAAATCATCCGCATCCAGCGACCGCACTTCGCGCATCGCGGCGTATAGATTTGTTGGATCGAGTGCGTGTGCTCCTCACGCGCGCCGCACTCGCCACAGCGATATTCGTAAGTCGGCATTAGCCGAGCACCGCGAACAGGAACACGATGAACGCAAAGCCCCAAATGCCGATGGCCAAATCCATCAGCGCCTGGGCGCGCCTGCGCTCAGCGGCAATGATGTCTGTCTTGATCGCAACTCGCCGATAGACGAGCGGCTGTGTCTTGCGGTTGATTCTCACTTTGCCTCCTTCTTCGCCTTGCGCGCTTTGCGTGGCTTGGGCTTGTATGGCCCATCCAGGTCATCCGCAATCTTGGCGATCAATGCCTTCTTGATCTTTGCGTTCGTTTCGTCATCCTGTCCAATGACAACGAACAGATCATTGAGATTCAGTTTCTCGCTCATCGCATTGACCCCAATGCCAAGAGCAGAACCATCGCTGCGATAAATGTTGCGAGTGCAAGTCCGTCCAAGATTATCGTCCTCACTTTGCTACCTCCTCAAATACGACCTGCTTCGGGTTTCGGTTTACGCCCCACCAGATTGCGTGAAGCGTGCAGAGCCACTTAGTTTTGATGCGCTTGCCAGTCGTGAGATCCCAGTTGCCCGCCGCCCGCATACCGCACTTGTCCTTGACGGTGCCAACCTGCTCGCATCGCTTGGTTGTTGGGTCTACTCGCCTGTACATCAGCGCACCGCCTTCGCGCGCGCTGCGCGTCGCTTGGCAACCAGGGCCGAATGCTTGTCGCACATCTGCACATCGTGCTTCTGCCAAACAGCGTCAACCCAGATCTTGTTTGCGCCGAAGTGACCTGGGATTGCCTCCACTGGATACTGCTCAACGATTGTGGTCGCTGCCTTCTTGCAGAAGAACTGTGAATGATTTCCAGCCAGGTTGCTGTTGCGAAAACCGTTCCCTGTTCGGTCGCTCATCACGATGTAACTGCAACCATTTGCATTGATTCCGTTCGTTCGTTCCGCCACCTGGTGCTCGATCATCTTGCCCTCCTTTTTCTGGGGCCACCTGCCCCTTACACCCATAAGATACACCCGTACCCCCCAGGGTGTCAACCCCCTATTTCACGCACGAAATAGGGGTCTTGGCGGGCTGGAGATGGTCAGGCAGCGGGAGGCTCGCGCCCAGCCACCTCCAGCCCTAGACCGCTCGCCCGAAGGCGAAGCGGCGTAGTTATTGGGGCAGTTGATCGTCTAGAACGAGATCAATGAGGACGCCCAGGCATCCCGAGCAGATCTTATGCTCAGTCATCACCTGATCGCCTGTGCGTAGGTCTAGGCCGAGGACGACTCCGCCGAACCCATAGACCTTGTGGGCTGCTTCCTGGCAGACATCGCAGGTCTCAGGGTCGCGGCGCTTTGCCACCGTTACCATCGAGCCGCACCAGATACTCCGCTGTCGGGCCATCCTTGCCAAAGAAGATCGCCCACTGCGCTGGCGTGCCAGACGCTGCGAGCCATTCCTGGGCGTAGCGATTGCTGGACTCGATGCTTGCATTGCCCCATACGGTATGCGCTCCATCGCTCAACACGAGTCGGGCTGGCGTATGCCAATGCCCGTAGAACAAAAAATCAAAGGGCTGGACGCTTAGATTCCAACCCTGTGATCGTTTCGCAATAGCATAGTAGGGCAGTCCGAAGGCTCCACCACGGAACTGATCGCCGTGTACCAGCATCGCCGTCTTGCCGTTAGGCATTTCCAGCGTGTCGTACCAGTGGCGACCGCCCATCGTCAGCGATTCTTTCCAGCCGATGCGCTTCTCGTCTTTCACCAGGTCGCGTGCTACGCGATACAGGATCGCGTCGGCGTTTGATTCGTTGCTGTGGTCGCCGTAGCGTCCCAGCCTCCCGTGATTGCCGATGGCCCCACGGACGGTGACCTTCGGCGCGAGCGCCGCCATCGCGCGCACGAACTGCGCGAGCATTGCAGCGCCCTCAAAGATCTGAACATACAGGCCGCCCTGCTCTACTTCGTAAGCCTGGCTCGGGAAGATGTTGCCGTCGGACTCCACGAAGTCGCCGAGGAGCGCGCATTGGATTTCGTTGACGGGGACGCCGTGCAACTCGATGAGCCGCGCAACTTTCTTGGCGAGCAGATCAATGCGCTGCTTTGCCACCTCGATGCCGTAAGTCTCGGACTGTTTCCCCAACTGCCAGTCACCGAGCAGGATCGTCAGCGTTTCTGGCGATCCTTTCTTGCCTGATGGCCTGGGCGCTGGCACGGGAGCAATCTTCATCCCCAGCGCCGCATCCTTTGCTGCGCGGTAGACCGCCTCGGTCAGTTCAGCCTGATCTGCCTCTCGCCTGGATAGGCTGCGAAGCGCCCGATTGTGCGCCGCGCGCAACTCTTCATATGCCTGCGTCTCCGCCAGGGCTTTATCTAGATCGCTCATCGTGGGCACTTACAATAGCCGCGCATATGGCGGGCTAGTGTCTCTTGGGCGATCTCTATGCGGTAGGCGTTTCTGATTGCCTCGGCGAGGATGCGCCTGTTGCGAGTCTGATCTGCAAGCGCTGCCACCAGCGCTTTTCGCTCTTCTTTATCCACCGAGGCGAGAAGCCCAGCGACTGAACACTGCGGCCCCTTCTTCGTTGGCGTCGCTGCTTCAAGAGCAGCCTCGAGTTTAGACACGGTGATTGCCTCCTTCCACAAGCGGCTTGTGCCGCAACCACCAGCATATCTGTCTACCTATGCCAAGTGTGTGGCACTACTTCTTGGGCTTTGTCTTGAGGCCGTAGCGGTCATTGGACGGATCGAGGTAGGTCTGCAAAACCTGAAGTCCAGCCGCGAGGGAGGCGCTGATGATCGTGCGGAAGTCGCCGCCCGAGATGTCCATCAACGGGATGCCCAGGCCGAGGCTCACGGCGATAGCCGTGCTCAGGCCCGTGCGGAGGAAGTCAATGATCGCCTCGTCTACCGAGGTCGTTGCGAGGAATGCTGTGAACTTGCTCACGCTTTCTCCTTCTTCGTCACGATGACGATGTGTGATGCGGGCGAGCCTGGCTTGCCCGATGCAATGGCCTTGAGGTCAGCCTCCGTGATCGGCACGGCAAACTGCTCCTTTGGATTCTTGTCGTCAAAGGTAGGATCGGCGAACTGAAAGGTCTTGGCATCGGCATCGTAGGACGCGCTCGTCATATGCCCGTAGCCTGCGGCGATCACCTTTGGATCTTTCTTTTGCCAATAGGATGCCCAGTTGCGGTGCCACTTTGAGAGCGCCTGGGCTGGGTACCCGCTGGGCGCTTGCACCCACACGATGAGGGCCGCGCCCGCTTTAGCCGCCTCAACCGCCTCGGCGAAGGTGTCGGCTGGCTTTGCCTTGCCGCCCAGTTCACGCACTGTTTTCATTAGTTCAGGGAGGCTGGAGCCGTTGTCGCTGACGCCCTGCTTTTCAGTGAACCCTGTAGCGCGGGCCTTTGCCGCGACGCCATCGGATGCCTGGAGGTCAGGGTTATAGCCGTTGACATAGGCGACCGCCGCAGCCGCGCTCGATGGGCCGCAGTCGTCCAGGATGGCCCCAACCTTTTTCTGCGCCTCAGCGTCAGAGTAGAGTTGCGACTTGATCCGCATCTTCACGATGGGTTCTCCTGCTTCACGATCACCGCGACGGCACGCGCCGCGTTCTCAAAACCCAGCGCGGCGCTGACGGGATGTCCCGCCGTGCAGCCTTCACTGTAATCAGTGCCATCCTCGCCACGCTTCCATAGCGTGCCGCCAAAGGCGCTGTTGTCGTCATTCGGAACGAGAGCGACCCACTCGCCTGGTGCGGTATCAACCCGCGTCCATCCCTGCTCGTGAATGTCCTCAATGTGATCTTCGCTTCGTGCCATTTATTCCCTCCAGCGTAGTGGCCCCGTGCCGATCCACACGATCGTCAACAGGATGAATAGTGCAGCCATCGTGCTCTGGGTCTGGCCCTCTGGGAGCACTACGACAGCGAATAAGAGGCCGAGGATCGTCCAGGCCCCGCCGATGAGATCGAGGATAATATTCTTGAACATTATTGACGGCCCTTTCTGCTACGCGCAGCCTTCATATCGCCGCCTCCGCCACCGCCACCTCCGCCGCTTGTGCCGCCTGTCGTGCGTGCGGCATTTGCTGCCGCCGCTGCAACGCTGGCGATTTGGCTGGAGACAACGGCAACCGCCATTGGTTGCGCCTCTTCTTTCTCAGTTGCGTCTAAGTCTTTCCCGATCTCGCCGATTGCAGCGATGTCGCCGAGCGCATCGGCGACGGCTTCCACGGCTGCGCCTGCAACCTCGGCGACCGCTTCAGCGGCCTCGCCTAGATCTGGCAGATCGGGCTGTGTTGGCTCAGGATCAGGAATGCTAGTGGGATCAGGAGATACCACAGGAGATTCCGACGGCTCCTCTGATGGAGCGGGCGTCGGCTCGGGTGAGGCAGTCTCGTCTGGTGGCGTGGTTGTAGGTGTTGGCTCATTGGATGGCTCCTCGCTTGGCTCTGGCGTCTGCTCTGGCTGCGTTGGCTCAGGCGATGGCTCAGGCGTGGCTGGTGCCTCCGTAGGTTGGGGTGTCGGCGTAGGCTCTACGCTTGGCTCAGGAGTAGGGCTAGGCTCGGGCGTAGGTGGCTCTGTAGGCGACGGAGACGGCTCTACGCTCGGTTCTGGCGTAGGTGTCGGGGTCGGCTCAGGAGTCGGCTCTGGGGACGGCGCAGGGCTGCCTACGACCCAAGTCGTATTGTTGATCTGCAAGAAGCCCGCGCCGCAGCACGAGTCCGTGCTCATAATGCGGAATCCGAACAGGCCGCCAGCCGCGATGTAGACGACTTGGCTGCCGCTCTGTTGCAGCGGGTTGTAGCCAGCCTGATCCCAGATCGCGAGGTCAGTCCAGTTCTCATTGAGCAGCATCTGCGCTCGGTCGTAGAAGGCACCATCGGTCGTCCAGTACGCCCAGTCAAAGGTGACCGTCTCGCCAGTGGACGAATCGGTCGTCAAGCCAGTCACCGTGTTCTGCCAGGGATAGCCAGGGCCAGCGTTGTTGCTGCCTTGAATCAGGATCGTGCCTTCGGTCAGCGTGATCGTGCCGTTGGAATCAACCTGTTGATCCCACTCGTCGGCGCTGTCAAGCGCATAGACAGGCGCGAACGGCAAGAAAACCGCCGCTGCCGCCACGAAAGCGACAAGACGGCGGTTCACTTATTAGATAGCCACGCGGTCAAGCCTCCCAGCCCGCTCAATCCAAGCAGCGCGATGACGAACTTCGCCAATCGGTAGGCTCCTCGGGTCTCTGCCATCTCAACGCGCACGCAGGCAAGATCGGATTCAATCCGATCAAGCCG